GAGCCGAGCTTGCGACTAGGAGGGCGAGCTTCTGGCACACCTCTGACGACCTGGTGGACGAATTCGTCACTAGATCCAAGAAGTCAGGGAGGGTGACTGACACACAGCACAGGATGCCCAACTGGAATGAGAAGATGCAGACGATGGTCGTCGAATACCCGAACCTCTTGATGGGTCGACCATTCACGAACTTCAGGAACCTGGTCCACCCAGTGAGGTCCAACGTGGTGCCGAAGAAACAGTTGCAGGGCAAGAGAGAAATCCTCGTGGTCACACCAGGTGCGAGGGTGAGCATCGCCTCCATGGAGATGACGATGAGGGCATTCGCGACGGGGATGGACAACGAGGTCTTGACAAACAAGAACAAAGAGGCCAAGATCTCGTCGTACGCATCCGGCGTGAACTACAGGAAGATGGCGCTTGAGAGATCCAACATCCCGTTCAGGCACGTGGTGTCGCGTAGCTCAGCAGACGCGACGAAGTGGTGCCAGCTCTTCAGAATGCCTGTGTTCGTGGTGATGGTCAAGGTCATCTTCGGGGAGGACTACAAGAACCTCTTTGAGCACTGCTCGGCGGTGCTCGAAGAGCACACCAAGAAGAAGATTCAAATCCCGGCATCGATAGTCAGGGAGATCGAGTCAGGCTCTGCGTTCACCGAGGAGGGGATCAGGAGGCTCGCGAGGGAGTTCGAGAAAGACACGGAGATTCACCTTCGGGGTGAGTGCATGATCAGGATCGTGGACAACATGCTCCAGGGAATCCTCCACTACACCTCCTCTGTCTACCACTCTCTCATACAGAACTACTTCACGGAGAGAGCCAAGGACGCTTTGAACGAAGCAATCATGGAGAAGGCTCTCAACTACTTCCTTCCAGACAGAAAGGAGGAGGCCAGGGCAGCTCTCACGCTCTTCAACTCCAGGTTCGAGCGCATCCAGAAGAGGGAACGTCAAATGTACGAGGACGGTAGGCCCTCCGAGGAGATCGCTGAAGAGGTCGGGTTGATGAGGCAAGAGGCGTCTGACAGCAGATCACTGCTTTCAGGTCTGCTCATGGGCGAGTCGAAGAAGTCTGGTCTGGTGCCGAGCTGGAGCGTGACGTATCAAAACGCCGCCTCGTCAGACGACACGAGCATCGCCATCGACGTGATCCTGACCGGACCTTCTGCGTTTCTCACGAAAGGGGGGGATGTGGCTGAGTCCGTCCTCTCGAAGCTGATGGTTGCGAAGAGGAGATATTACAAGAGGCTTGGTGTGGAGGAGAGCACCTCGAAAAGCTCGGTCGGGAACTTCAAAGACGTGATGGAGTTCAACAGCAAGTGGTACGAGGGCCCCATCGTGGTGGACGTGTGGCTGAAGGCCGTGCTCTCGGCTATGATGGCGCCGCCGCCCACAGGCTTCTCCGAGATGCAGAACCACTACGTCAACGGGAGATCGGCTGTGATCGCAGCCGGAGGATCAGTGGAGCTCGCCCAACAGATCA